AGAATACGCTGACACGCCTCATCGATGTCATACCGTCGATTATTCATTACGGCGTGGATTTCGATGATACGAATATACCGAAGCATTGGGGGTTATCTCAAACACATATGAAAGACGTGAAAGGCATTATTTCGTCACATTATACATCTCTCAAGACATTTTATAACGATCACGTCATTCAAGAGGTATTGCGTCATGCGGAACATCACGTTCGTGATTTGAAGGTTATGATGGAGAATACACCGTTTATGGCGGAAATCTTTTTTGATGAAGAGAAAGACGCGAAGATTGCTGCGGCAGCAGCGGCGATGGCAGTTCAAGGAGTAGGCGGCGCAATTGTCCCGCGTGAAGTAGATATTGAGAAAGAACTCGGAGAGAAGGTTCCTCATTCAACACGCAAGAATATATTTACGATGTATTCCATATTCGACCGTAATATTGTGCGTAACTTGTATCTCTTCTACTTTCTCTCGTTTATGCGAACATTCGTTCAACTTGTCGTAGAAACGCCGGTTACGATTTATCAAGCGGAACCAACACGCGTAATTCGCCGAAATGGTGCGGGTGCGGCGAAAGGACGAAAAACGACCGTCTCTATGTCTTCCAAACCATCAACAGCCAAAGCCGGAGTAATTGCCCGAACCGCCGCATTCCACGAAGAAGAAGACGCTGAGCGTGACGATATTGACCCGCATTCCCGTCTATACTCTGCCGATGTTGCCGCAGCAGATAAAGGTCAACTTCTCTCTGAAATGGATACTCTACTCGGTGATAAAAAGGCTCTTGGCCAACGTGTAAGCGAACTCATGGTCGCATATTTACGCATGATCGAAAAAGACAAGGCTGCGATCAACTTCAATCTCGCGAATATCAAGGAAAAACTAACGCGCGTCAAAGACAAGGAAAAAGATGGGGTTGTTGAGAGAATTGGTGCGATGTCTGTGGGAGAACGCCAGCTGGAGAACATGATGAAAACGCACAAGATGGGAATATGGAGCCGCGGAACGACGCAGACCGGTGTGGTGATATACGACCAGGACTATTATGATGAAGAGCGCGAAGAGATGGAGAAGATCGCACAGAAGGAGCGTCAACTTGGTCGCCGAGACTATGTCACGGATATGAACCGAGAGATTTATGTGATGGATGCGTTAGAAGCCGATCGCACCGCCGCCGAAATAGAAGCGCATGAACTGGATATGTCGTCAGGTATTCCAGAAGATGACGACGCAGGAGATGACGACTATGCGTTTATTCATCGACACGACGATGAAGGCGAACCGTATGAAGGCGGTGGCAGCGCAGGTGATTGGGATTGATGGATTGATTATTGATAAATGAAAGTATTTGAATAATATGAAGAAATTAGATAAGACACTTAGTGATGACGACGCTGGCGACAACGACGACGAAGAGTAGATAAATAACGTGAAATGTTATATTGTAATATACTAGTAGTACGGCTATTACAATACGATAAAGAATGAACGCGATCAAAAACCTCATCCGAAATAATTTAGCAGGTTCTGCGATTTTGTTATATGTGATCGTATTTATGCTGGTTCAATACATGAATCCCGCATTTATTTATAATGAAGACGGTAGCTTGCGGGAATTCGGGATCGGATACTCTAGTAAGACCATCCTTCCGATTTGGTTGGTCGCAATCGTTCTAGGAATTCTCTCCTATGTATCGATGTATTATATTTCACGACCGGCTACACGGGTCTTTGTCTAACCTGTAATCGTGAGCACCTTATTCTTCTCCGCATCCGCCTTCTTCTTCGCCTCTTCTTGCTTCTCTTTCAGCACCTGAGCACGTATTTTCTGTTGTTCAGGTGTAAAAGAACAACCCATATTCAGTATATAATTGTAACTTATACTTACAACTAACAACCCGCATAATACCAGCCAAATAAACTCTCCGACAATCGATTTCATAATTAAGAACGTCCGTATTTTTTCCAAATCTTCCACCTTCGCAGACACACGAATCAGTCGCGATTCTTTGAAACTGTCCCAGAACCTGTTTAGGTTATCGAGGTTGAGTTCGTTAAGAAGAATCGACTGGTCGGTATAAATTTGTTCTAAAGCCCGCCCGATATCACGTTTATTCTTTATTTCGTCGGCGGGAATATCTGCGCGGTCTTGAAGACTTCCGGTGTTATCGCCGGCTCCACCAATTTGATTTCTTTGTTCTCCTCCTCCTCCGCCTCCTCCTCCTCCTCCAGACATGACCGAATCACCCTTTTGTGATGCCGGTGCTAAATCAAACTGCGGTGTTAAAATATTATTAAATACATCTTTCAAGTCTGTTACTGCGGAAACAAAGATATAACCGAATGTGTTGCTAAATGGCGTCAGCCAACCAGGAAACACCACTAGCGCGGCTTTCAAGACACCCAATACTAAGAACCACGGTAATATAGTGGCTATTAACGCGGTTTTCTCTTGGTCGAATCCACAAATATCTTTGGACATCGCCAGATTAATAAAGTATTCACCGATGATAAGCACTAGGAAAAAGATGAATGTAATCCCGCCGCTGAGCACACCCTTTTTGGTATGTTTGTAATACGAATATGAAGCAAATACGGCCAAAAAATAGAAAATAGCGACAGATGAACTTAATTCCGCCATTACGGTTCGCGTCGTTCGTGTTACAATATACCGGTATTATTTATTGCATAATGAACCGATGCGTAAGCATATCATGCGTTTTTATAAATTCATTATTATTTCATATTATACTAGTAATGAATGATAACGCGCCAGCTCCAACCCTTATCGAACCAGGTGTTCGTTACTTTTTAAGCAAATCTCTCGAGCAGTGTCATAAAGTTAAAGAATATTATCATACGCGACACTTTAATTTCGTTGTGGGTATCGCGTTTTTCATCTGTTTAGGCATATTTTTGTATCTGCGGTATAAAGGCAAACCAACTCCTGAGGAGGTGGAAGCAAAACAACGACAGCAACAGGAATATATTCTGTCGAAGTTGAAGATGGTGAACGCCACACATTATGCGCAAAGTAAGGGGATACCGATGGATGCACGGATTCATCCTGCTGGGAATGGAATGGGAATGCTGACGAACTTACCGCTCTGGAAGAGTCCAGATGAAGAGTATTGGACACGTAGCTACGCGTAGCAGCGTAGCCTCGTGAATAGATTTATCTATACTAAATGTAGTAATAACATGACAACATCTTTATCATCGGTGTATCAAGACCTACACGCGACAATCCAAGAACGAACACAGTATGGTGGAATGGCCGCATCTCGTATTGCGGAACAAAAACGTACACAGGAAACCCGCGACAACTTGAAGAAAGCAACTCGTGTGCTTTTAGAAGTGACAAAAAAACAAGAAGACGCACTTAAAAAACATCTTCAACGTGCGGCTGATCCCAACGAATTTCGCGGTATGATCTATCCCTACCAACTTATCCCGGAAGAAGAACGCACGCGGATCAACGACGCAATCCACGGGTATTATTCGCTGAAAGAGAAATATAATACGGCGCTTGAAAAACGCCGACAGCGTCTAATCAACGATCCTGTCATCAACTGGAAATCACTCTCCGCACAACAGAAAGCTCGTCGCCTCGCACTCATTAAACCGGCATGTATCGTATGTAAGCAGGAAGGTGGGTCTATATTTACGGAGACGGATGGTAAGCTGAAGGCGATTTGCGGAAATATCTCTCAACCATGCGGGTTTCATATTGAAGTCGCTCGCGGCAAATACATAAGTTTAGAAACGTTGATGAACGAATCTCTCGAAGAAGTTCGCGCAACGAAGGACGAAATCATCCGCATGAAACTCGACCTTTTATTCCAGTTCATCAGCGAAGACGAGCTTTTAGACCAATTTGATGCGGTTCAACATAAGTTACAGGAACAGATGAAGATGTATTCCGAATTTCGAACCTATTATCTGAGTGTAACGGATAATGATGACCGGCGTAAGGATACGGAAACACATGCCCGCGTAATTTCCGAGAAAATCGCGTTGATTAAGGAATATATGACGGAGTTCAAGGAATCAGAATGGAAGAATCGTAGTATTATCGATGATATCTTAGTCCTTTATCAGCAGGATATCGAGCCTGCGTTTATGAAGTTGCGAGAGACGAAGTATATCTATTCTCAAGTAGAAACCACCGAAAACGCGGATGGTGCGCTCGTTCAAATGTATAATGACAAAGAATTCAATCTATCGCAGAAACGGTATAGCTACAACGAGCTTTATATGCCGGTCATTATGCCGAAATGGATTGCGGATAATCGGATTGTGAGTAAGCCAGTAGGGGCTGTGGCTGTGCCGGCAGCGGCACGAAATCCATAATCTATGAGACAATAATTATCGTAGTATTATATAATACGATACGATACGATACGATACGATACGATACGATACGAATGTTTGACCTATTTAAATTTATTTCCCTTCCGATTTTCATCGTAAGCCTAGCGGTTGGGCTGTTCTACGTCTATATTTCGGTACCGAACCCCAAGATTATTTATGTTTACCCGACCCCCGATAATATCCGCAATTTTCAATTTAAAGACAACGCCGACAATTGTTTCTCGTTTGATGCGAAGGAGGTGAGCTGCGCGAATGCGAAAGGTCAAGTGAAGAAAATACCGGTTCAGTAGCGGAACGAAGTGGAGCCGAGTGAAGCCGAGCGGAGCCGATCCGAATTTATATCCGTATATATTAGAGTAAAAGAGTAATTATAATGGGTTTTCAACGGCTGCTTCATACCGAAACAGGTCGTATTATTATATCGATTGTGCTTGGTCTAGGCATCGCATCGCTTTTTCGTAAAGTATGTAAAGACCGGTCATGTATCCAATTTCGTGCACCTCCTCTCAAGGATTTAGAGAAAGATACGTATAAGTTGGACGACAAATGTTATCAGTATAAAACGAAGTCTGTGAAGTGTGAGGCAGGGAAGAAGGAAGTGCGTCTCAAATAAAAATTGAATGTAAACTATTTCGTTATTGTATTTCGTATCAAACATACAATAACGACACGACACGACACGACACGACACGACACGATGGAACTCGCGACTGAACCTGACGTTTACTCACCCAGTATCGATGAAAACGGCAACTACATCGATAAAATCCCATCATTCAATACAAACGCACTCGCGAATGGATTACGTTGCCCATGTGGAACACGTAAAGACAAAGTATATCTTTCCGGTCCATTATTTGCCGCACACTGTAAAACAAAAACGCACGAGAAGTGGGTCCAAGAGTTGAACACCAACAAGGCAAACTTCTTCACAGAAAATCAAAAACTCCGCGATGTTGTTCACGCCCAGAAAATCATGATCGGAAAGATGGAACTGGAACTCGCCAGTAAAAGTATGACCATCAATTATTTGACGCATGAGCTTACAAAAATTATGACATCAGGGGGCGGCGGACATACGGCGACGCCATCCGCAAACGACATGTTGATGTTTTAGGCATATTGTTCTGCGTCCAGTTTATAAGTCTTCGTTCTTGACATATGTATATATCATCATTTTTATATACATATTTAGCTTTTTTATTATCATGAGCGACACAACAAGTATTGATGACTTGCCTTTAAGTAGTCAAACACCGGGCAGCGCTTACGGGGGTGGTGGTGGTGGTGCACCTCTTATTTACTCGCCAATGATAGACGGCCAACCGGCACACCAACAACAACAAATTCCAGGCAACGTAATGAATGAAGTCATCCAAGGCGTCCAACGGGCGAGTGCAAACGGCATGACGATGATACCTACGAGAGATATTCCGATGAATCCGAATGGTTATACACATGATGACCAAGCACGGCCAAATTATGTGCCGCAGCCGCAGCCGCAGCTAGGCGGTGGCGGTGGCGCCGACTATATAAAAGACCATACATCGATGGAAAACATCGTTCGCGCCAACGCACGTCAGTCCAATCAAATCGACACGATCGAGGCGATTTATTATGATCTTCAAATGCCAATCCTCATCGGGGTTCTCTATTTCATATTTCAGATGCCGGTATTTCGCGCACAACTGCTCCATTTTCTACCGTCATTATTCGGCGAAGATGGCAACTTCAAAATCATGGGTTTAACCGCGACAAGCGTGATGTTTGCGGGAACATTCTTCGTGATTACCTTGATTTTCAAGAAGTTGGGAGAGGGACTCCGGTAAGACGACCCTTTACTTTCGCGATTTCTTCCTCGTCTTCTTCGCAAGCCCGTTCGCTCTCGCTCGAGCTCTCGAACTCGTATTCTCATACGGAATATACCGCAAGAACCATTCCTCGAATTCACGCGACCCTCGCTTTCCTTTCAACTCCTCGTATTTCGCTGTTTTCTCAAATCGCATCGACTCCAACGTCGGTTGTTTGCCATAACAGTTAATACTAAAACGACGTAATAAGCCGGTCTGTTTCAGTCGATTGTGTTGTTGGACATCAAAAAGAAACTGCGACATACAAAGAATGCGATTGATGTCATAATAAACGCGGTCGGCATAGATGAACGCGAGATAAAAGCTCAACATCGTATCGATCGTCGCAATACGAATAGATTCGCCGTGGCCACGCCCTCCTGAGCCGTCGCCGTTTATCCGGATCGTATTATAACTATGACATGCGAGAGGTTTGTATAAGAACGCAATCACCTCATCGCCGACGCGAATATCATAATGCTCGGAAATCACTTCGCCTACACCAGCGTGTTTCGTATATTTGACGCCGGTATATTTATGCGCGGTAAGCTCTCGGACAACTTCATCACAGAGGTCGCGTGGGTTTTCCGAGAGAATATCGAAGTCGGGGATTTTTTGGATGATGCGACGATGGTGTTTCGGCATATATCGTGAATACAGAATATTGGCGTAACCACCGAAGAAAACCGCGTGGTTTTTTATGAATACGCCGCGGACAATATTATAAATATCGGTTTCTGCGAGTTCTTTCTCTCGGTGACTACTGTAAGAAATTTGTGATTTATTTACGGAGTATTCATTTGGGGGCGATTTATCTCGTCGTTCGCGCGAGCGTGACCGTTTCTTCGTCGGCGTCGCCTCCGCGTCCAAATCTCTCGTCTTCATCGAATATAATACATACGCATCGTCATCACCAAACAATCTTTCATATGTCGCGATTAAACGATAACGCCGGGTTAGTTTATCTTCTTCGACAGTGTATTTAAACTCGCCGATCGTTTCTTCATGCGACCGAACACCGTAATACAGATGTTTCATATAGGCGTCCAATCCCTTGTATTTTTTCATGATCTCTCGTATTGCTTCACGTTTGTGTGCCTTTGCGCTTCCGTTGTTTGTGCCGCCGCGTTTTACACTCCGAGAGCGAGCAAGCGAGCGTGATCGTGATCTCGATCGCGAGCGAGTCCGTGTTGCCGTCGCCCCCTTTTTTCTTGAAATACTAATTTCACCGGTATTCGACTCACTTGTCACACCTTCAAATCCTCGTTGGTATTCGATTTTATCGCAGTTATAACCTTTAAGCGGATAATGTGTATTCAATAATGTGAGACGTTTCTGAACCTTCTCCCATCGAGAGACATCGCCATCGGGGCGCGAGAGTTCGAGATACATCGCCATACGAAGAAAGTCGGGTGGAGCATAAGATATTCCCTTTTTAATAATGGCATCTCGAGAGATTGCCTTGAATAATGCGGGTTCCATTTGCGTAATATCGGCGATTCCTGTGAAATTCACGAACACTTTATAGGTTCCATGATGAACACCGGATTTCGCTTCGACGTCTTCATATCCCGCCTTATAATAAATATCTGCGAGCTCTTTCGCGTGGTCAAGCGCTTTGTCAGAGTAAAAATCATAATCGGGAAGCTCGATGTCCTTATTGTAAAACTGCGCATCTTCTGGTAGAATATTGTTGATCGCGGTCCCACCATAACATACGAGTTTCTTATCTGCGATAAATTTTTCGACGATGGAGATGATTTCTTGGACTTTGGGGTCTTTAATGACAGCGGCGCCTTTTCGATTTTCAACTAAATCGACGGCTTTGCGGAGGATTTCAAGTTCTTTTTCTTCAAACAACATTTTTTTATCGACATTGTCATCATGAGCACCATCAGCACCACCGTGTAGTAATAAATCAGACATTATATTCTATACTATATTACCATTAGAATATAATTCAGTATTAGCGTAGGGTAGCATCCGCCGCTGGTGATATGATTAAAGCGTAATCTTGACACCGCCCGCGGCTTCTGCGGGTCGCGCTTCCATCGATGCCTTCGGGTTCGGTGGTGCTGGTGGTGCAATCGTAATTGGAACATATCGTAATTCCTCCGGCTTCAGGATAAACGCATACCCCACCGACGCAAACTTGTCTTCATACGCTTTGAGTTTTTCATCACGCGCTTCTTCTTGAAAACACATCGTCGCTATTTGACACCCCCATGTGAATGGACCGTTGTGTCCATCGTTGAACGGACGACCACCCTTATCGGGAACTACCAGACACATATTTTTCTTATTCGCATCTTTGAACGCTTGTGGATCGCCGACATTTTTCACACCAAAATAGGTATACTTCGAGAGAAATAATGAGTTCGAACTCATATTTATTAATTCAAACAGTTTTGTGGTTCGATACGACGGATTGGTTCCATCTACCATGAGAATAATTTTACCCTTAAAATCAAGCAAATTTTCGTTTCCTAAATCCTTTGTCTGGTATTCACGACCATATTTCGGACCTAATAAATTACGTGCAACAGTCTTGCTTTGAGAGATTATTTTCGCGAGGTTGTCATACATCGTCACGTTACGAGACATGATACGCATATGAATAATAAAAGGGTCACCTGGATTAGGGCATTTTGCTCCAGAAAAAACGTAGCTACCTAAGACTTCAAAGGCCTCACTAACCGGGATATGATTGTATGTCTCTTTGTAATTATACGAATTCACCGAGGAAGACGCGATCACCGGTTGATTATCAACTGAAAAGACCTCGAAGTCGATAAACCGACAACCGCGTGCGATCACGTATAAAAACGCATCCATACTTACGGTAGAGTTCTTGAATTTATCTGGATTGAACGCGTTGTATGCGGCTTTGATATAATAATCCCGTAGCTTGAACTTACTTTGATTGTCTTGCGGATTTATCGATGTAATATTTTTTTCGATGGATGTCTTCGTATTTTCATCCGGATTTTCGAGGCCTTCTTTTACCGCGTTGATTGGTTTATCAGTGATAGGTGCGTTGACCGGTGGTGGGGGAGGTGCCGTTTTCATGTCGAACGTGTCCATATTGGTTGCCGCCTTTTTACGCTGATGGACCGTGATTTCTCCATCGGGTGTGTCAACAGTAAAATTCTCTGTGGATAATATTGGCGTTTGGGGCATTTTGAGTAAATTCGCGATTTTCTTCATGAATTGGTCGTCGTTATCGGGGATAGGTGGCACCGTCTGTGTCAACGCGGGTTCATCATCCACCTCAACACCACCGAACCCTTCACGATATGGTGCGGCCGATGATACTACCCCTCGTTTTCCAAGAGCTTTCGTTTCATAGCATCTAGTTTTAATCATTTCTGATATCTTCCATATTGCGAAAACGATAATAATAATACCTATGAATACGAATTCTACTTGATTCTCTTTCATTCCTCTTACTATATATAATAAAATATTAGAATAAGATTTTTATATAAAGTTATTATAACATAACAAAATAACATACTAAATGACCGGTGGTTTATTGAATTTGGTTGCTACAGGCAATCAGAATGTTATTCTCAACGGTAACCCCAAAAAGTCGTTTTTTAAAAGCACATACCTTAAATATACTAATTTTGGTCTTCAAAAGTTTAGAGTTGATTTCGACGGTCAGAAGAAGTTACGTATGACCGAAGAGTCCAAATTCACGTTTTATATACCCAGATATGCTGAATTATTGATGGACACGTATATATGTGTAACGCTGCCGTCGATTTGGAGTCCTATTCATCCTCCCGCCCGAGCACAAGACATGTGGGCACCATATGAGTTTCGTTGGATTGAAAATATAGGCACACAGATGGTGAAAGAGATCGTGATATCAGTTGGCGGGATGACCCTCCAGCGTTTCACCGGCAATAATCTGATGGCGATTCTAGAACGCGACATTGACGCAACAAAGCGCGAATTATACAATCAAATGACTGGTCATGTTCCGGAATTATATAATCCAGGTTGTTCTGGCGCGCGACTGAATCAATATCCAAACGCCTATCGCACGAATAACATCGCTGGTGCAGAACCGTCGATTCGTGGGCGAAAAATTTACATCCCGATTAACGCATGGTTCACACTATCATCGAAAATGGCGTTTCCTCTTGTTTGCCTCCAGTATAATCAACTCCAGATTGATGTTACGCTGCGACCGGTGAAGGAGTTGTTCACGATTCGTGATGTAGGTGATCCCGATAATTTCTGGCCGGTTGTTCAGCCAGATTTCACAAACCCTCTTCATCAGATGTGGCGATTTTTATACCCGCCACCAACTATCGATTTATCGCTTAATTCATATCCGAGTATTCGCACCGACTGGAACGCTGATGTTCATTTGATGGCGACTTACTGTTTTCTCTCAGATGGAGAATCGAAAGTCTTTGCAGCAAATCAGCAGAAATATTTGATAAAGTCGTATTATGATTGGGTCTTCAACGATGTAACTGGGAATAAGAAAATCAAAATCGAAAATTCGATGGGGATGGTAGCATCATGGACGATGTTTTTTCAACGCAGTGACGTTAATCTTCAGAATGAATGGAGCAATTATACTAACTGGCCGTATAACTATCTCCCGTATGATATTATTCCCGCACCCATCGACGATGACTGGCGCCCGGTGGCGTTTACTGAAGACATCCGCCAAACAACTGATTTGCTTACAAATCTGAATCCGGCTTTTGCGAATGATCGCTACTTCTTCGATAAGAACGGCCCGAAGAACGGGATAGGTCCTGGCATTAATCCCCGCGATAAACGACTCACCGGACTCCATATTACCGGTGATTTTCAATCCGAAAATGAACGCGATATTTTACAGATGTTGGGCATTTCGTTGAACGGCAAATACCGAGAGAATTTACTTGACGCAGGGGTCTATAACTACGTGGAAAAATATACACGCACCCGCGGAAACGCAAAGCCTGGAATCTACTGCTACAATTTCTGTCTGAATTCAGATCCGTTTGACCTACAACCAAGCGGTGCAATCAATATGAGCAAGTTCAATCAGATCGAAATCGAAATGACGACGATTTATCCTCCGTTGGACTCTGCCGCCGAAGTGAAGGTCATTTGTAATCCGAACACGCGAGAGATTATCGGAATGAATAAGCCGAATGTGAATATTTACTTGTATAATTACGACCTACATATACTCGAAGAGCGGTATAATGTTCTCACATTTGTATCGGGGAATTGTGGTTTAATGTATGCTCGCTGATTTTGATGTTTTATGAAAGGTATAAAATATTTGGTATATATAACTTACCAAAAAAATGGCGGATGACGAAGAAGAACGACGACCCGATGACGTCGAAGAAGACGCCGACAGTGAAGAACAAGAAGGATCGTTTAGCAAAGTAGACAGTATGTTCGGAGGCGGCGACGGCAAAGAACCGAAAAAAAAAAATGAAGCGACGGCGAAAGCGAATCCGAAATCCATGTTTGATCTCGAAGCACTGAAAGAATTCGGGCTGAGTGTCTTAACGCTATTTATTGAAACGGTCATCATTTCGGTGATATGTGTGAATATCATGTTTTTTGCAGCACCGGAAAGTATCAAAAATAATAACCTTAACTTGAATAAACTATTTCCGACCGACCGCCACGAATGGCCATATTGTTATACAAGTGAATACACGAGTTGCGATGCCGACTGTGATGACAAGTTTGGAGGTATTGCGGATGATCCAAAGATCGAAACACCTAAAAAAATATACTTGAAAGCCGCGATTCTTCTTGATACCTACGTCTTTAAATGGTTCTGTTTAACAAAAGAAGATTTAGACCTGGTGAATGAGAGTGTAGAAGAAGGCGTTACGAAAGTAAATCTGCTGAACTGGCAGTTTATTAAAGCCCGCTTTAAGCAATGGATCAATAACGCATTCATATTTTCATTTTCATCGGATCGCGCGATGTTGTCCTATATCTTTGAACAAATCACACGTATTTCAAATGCGATTCCTGTTGAATTACAGGACGCTATATCGCCGCTGATTATTATATTAATCCCGTTTGTATTTTTACTAATTGTCGGGTTTATGTTGATGGGTGGTCCATTTTTTACAACAGTGATCGGTATGATTCTGAATCCGACCGATCATCGTAAAGAATTTATCGGCGGTTCATTATGGTCTATATTTACAGGATTCGGGTTGGGTATAATACCGGTGATTTCGTATTTTGTTCAATTGATTCAGTTCATCGGGACTTTATTTATTTACCCTCTTCTTCATTGGGATCAGTATCGCGAATTATACGCTCGGTATGTTCCTATTATATTCTTCTTCTTTAACCTGACTTTAATGTATTACGCTTTTGAGTATTTAGATATTAATGTTGCGGCAATTGTCATTCTAATGTTACTTGTCTTGTATCTTACACATTACTGGCAAGGAATCATGGATTTTATTAACTCGATTAAGAATTGGAGTGGATAGCAGCAAAATGAATAAACAACATAAATAATATCGTATAAGAACTATTATATCCAAATTTATACGATATGGGTGGAAAGAATAAAGCATCGGTCTCGACGACGACCTCGGCGTCCAGTATCGAAAAATCAAGCCCAGAATATTTTAAAAAATATCCATTTGTGAGTGTATGTACACCTACATTTAATCGCAGGCCTTTTATTAACGCTATAATTCGTTGTTTTAATGATCAAGACTATCCACAAGATCGAATGGAATGGATTATTATTGATGACGGAACTGACCCAATCGAAGACCTCGTAGCATCTCATCCTCGAGTTAAGTATTTTAAATATGATACAAAAATGACGTTGGGGCGAAAGCGTAATTTGCTTCACGAGAAGTCGCGCGGTGAAATATTGGTCTATATGGACGACGATGACTATTATCCCCCAAAACGCGTATCTCATGCGGTTGAAATGTTGGTATCTCATCCGGACGCATTATGTGCTGGGTCGAGTGAAATTTACATTTATTTCAAACATATTAAACAGATGAAGCGGTTTGGCCCATATGGACCAAATCATGCCACCGCAGGAACATTCGCATTTAAGCGAAAGTTGATAAAGAACAACCGGTATAATGATGACGCATGTTTAGCGGAAGAACGTGCATTCTTGAAAGATTACACAGTTCCGTTCGTCCAGCTTGATCCGATGAAAGTGATTCTCGTATTTTCGCATGAACATAATACATTCGATAAACGTAAACTGCTAGTAAATGCCAATCCGGATGTGGTGAGAGATTCACCGAAGAAGGTAATGGATTTCATCAAAGACAACGACCTTCGTCGGTTTTATATGAATGAATTAGAAGGGTTATTGGCGAATTATGAACCAGGTCGACCTGAAATGAAACCGGATGTGATCGCGCAAACATTACAGCTTGAGAAAGAACGTGAGAAGATGGCACAACACGCGGCGGCGACAGGAGGGGGCGGTAATATCGTGTTACAACAAGATGGTCAGCCACCGGTTACGTTGAATAACAAACAGATCGTCGACATTCTTCAAGCATTACAAAACGATGTTGCGTCACGTGATCAAGAAATCGCACGATTGAATCGTGAATATACTATGCTTCATGAAAAATATCAAGCGTTACAAAAAGCACAGGCAGCAGCGACGGCGGTGGCGGCAGAGGAGGCGGTGGCGGCATCCACGAATACCGCCGATAGTATCTCTGAAACTATTTACGTATAATAATATTATTCAATATCATAATTTACTGTGAATATTTTATGATATTGTGATGTGATGTCATGTGATGTGATGTCATGTGATGTGATTAAACTTTCACGATTTCAACCGAGGTAATCTTTAAACAAAGAAGATTATTCTTAGTTTCGTGAATTACAAATTCGTGCCCTTTATTGTATTCTTCAAATTTAGATGTAAGAATGTGCTCGATTTCACTTACAGGAAGTTCATCATCCTTTGTTTTATATTTGTTATCTGCGTAATCGTCTGTGTCCTCGTCGTTAGACTTCGACTTCGACTTCGACTTCGAGGATTTATGTTTGGTTTCTACCTTTTCAGGATGAATATACTCCCAGTAACCAACAGCCTCGATCGTTTGGTTATTTGTTATATATACGATCGAATCCGAGTTGAAGACAAGTGCTGACCCAGGGGCGTGGTTGTATTTGTCTATGTCGATTTCTGTAATGAGATCAAATTCATCCAGAAAATCAGTCTTTCGCAGATAACTGCGGATGTACTTTGTGATTTCAGGAGTTATCTTTACAGTATATATTTTGTTTTCTGTCTCACTTTCGCTACCGCTACCGCTTTCACTTTCGCTACCGCTTTCACTTTCGCTACCGCTACCGCTACCGCTGTCGCTCTCACTCTTGTTCTCACGATCGTATTTTTCTTTTTTGTGTGAGTTGTCGTTCACAGTTCCAGGAGGATTGACCGAAATACACTCAACCTCCGTATCTAACACTAAACGGTATTTCGATTCAAATGAAATAGACGAACCCATGAATATGATAATTATTTCTAAATACTGATTATATCTTTTACATATTATTCAAACGCATAATAAGAACCGTTCCGTTCCGATGTTTCATTCTAGTAAGACAGAATCATATTGACTATCAAGTTCACCGCCATATATGTTATCTTCGTTGTCTACGACTACTACAGATTTTTCCATATATTTGTCTAAATACCGATAAATACGATTCACGTCCAATTTCGTGATTTCATACATTTCTAAAATGCGCGGAATATCCTCTTCCGCATACTGTTTTTTTAGTGTCATGAAAAATGTGAATAAATCGTTTTGGTCCATCGACAGTTGAATACATAAATTTTGTATGAAAAGCTGATTATTGTATTCGGTGCTATATTTGGTTAAAACCTTCGTAAATCGCACTTCGGTCGGATGAAACCGTGCTTTTTTGGGGAATGATTTGTGAAACAAATGATGATTGTAGAATGTTTTGATAAGGGACGACAGCTCATTAAATAACCAAATCTGATTTTGAAATGTAATACGGTCAAAATAATCTGCTTGACATATGTTATCTAAGACGATTTTATAAAAAGGTGCGGACACCTGTATCGGCATCTTTTCAAATAAATCGATGATATTTTCATGCCAAAGAAGACCGATTGTGGTGCGGTCTGTTTCGTTGATCAGAACATTATGATCCGATATCGGGTATTCCGTATTCATTAATTTTTCGGTTATTTTTTTGATGTCTTCGTTATAGGTCTTCGGCTGAAATATTGCGTGAAGAATATTATTCGCAAGTATCGTATTTGATTTTTTGCTCATTTCTATTACAGCATTAAGCTTACGAAGATTACCTTGAACGAATGTGATGATATTTTTTCGCATCACCGCGTCAATCGCTGGCAATTTCATGTCGATGATATTCGACATTTGTGTAACTGTCGGTGTTTTCAACTCGTAGACATAACACACTTTCATCAGTTCTTTGATTTTCTTGTCGATATGGTAATTCCCAATACAAATGATTGGGTTCATCGTTACTTCTTCTAGTTTCTGTTTCTTCGTCTTTTTAGGACGAATGAGTTTGATGAGAGATGTGATACCACCCTTATCACCGTTATTCATTCCGTCAAGCTCGTCCATCACTACAACGATTTTTTTAACCTTACGTTGAAATATCGACATGATGTTTTTATCCGAGATATTATGTTGTGTAATCGATTCGATGATCGACTTGTTTCGAATATCGCCTGCGTCATATTTCACCATATCATAATCGAGTTCTTTGAGTAGTCGAACAACGAATTCGGTTTTGCCTGATCCGGGTTCGCCATAGATATAATGGTGTCGCGACCCAAAAATGTGGCATAATTATCCATGTGTGATACGTGAATATATTTTTTATGTTTATATGTTATAACGACCATTATTGAGAGAATGAACGCAATCCAAGAACTGTTTGCTCCTCTTGACAAGGACTATTGTCTGTTGTTTTATTGGCTTACTGTCGTGAATTTTATTTTCTTGGCAGTTGCTGCGTTGGGGTTTGTTTCGTCGCTGGTGCTGTTATTTAGGGGGAAAATCACGTTAATGAGTGGTGTTTATTCATTCTTAATGATTCTTGTATATGCTCTCATGTATTTCCAGACACGATTGTTCTACTCGATGTGCGTGACGAGCAACATGAAGGCAGGAACTTATGGTATGGGTGCTCCTTCTGATTCTTTGCCAGCGGTGGCAATCCAGGCTTCTGGTGCCGCACCTGGAGCTTACCGTATGTAAATACCGTGTCAGAGTTATGACAGTATGACATAATACTATATATTTTGTCATAGCTACTAATGTGTCTGTGTATGTGTGTTATGTTAAACATTTCAAAGAACTAGCACGTGACTTTTGACCATCAATGACACCTTCCCATGGAATATAACCGTTGTCATCAGCACCATTTAGCCCCTCCCCCATATATTTCAGGTTCATACTATTTGAAAAATTAGTACAGTTGTCTGGAGACGGGGGTTGAACAACGGTGCTGCCTAATAATCCGTAGTTATCTACGCACTTTGTTCCGTCAAAATCCATACGATCCGGGCATTTTGCGATCTCAGGCGGCCATTTTTGACTACTCTTTGACTTCCAGAGTAGAACCGCGACCGTTCCAATCGATATTATATGTGCTGCTGGCAGAGCCATTACCGGAACTACCAAATGCTGATGAACCAACATTTTTTGAACTTGAAATAAAATCCATATTATTACAAAATAAACGAATACGCTATATATAGTAATGATATAATATCTATACATTATACAACAACATTATTTAGCGTATATTCTTTCTACCGTATTCAATCATGAACCGTTTTGATTATCGCAATTTCCCTGAAGAAACATTTATCGGCCAACCTAAAAATGGCAGGCTGGATATCCTGACTCCCCCTATTCAAGACCAATTCGCCCTTTATGATAAGAACCCAGTCCATCAGTGCGTGACCTATCGTGACGCGTTAAACGGTATCTGGGAAAACACTCCTCTTTCGAATGCGTTTTTTAGTAAAGAGAATATGCAGATTATTCAGAACGGTATTCGTGCCGGTGTATATCAGCGTTCCCGTGGCAAGTATGTCATCGGCGAACAGGACTGTGATACTCTCCGCATCATCATGCGGACAATTTATTTACAGCATGCCGCCAACGCTCCCACCGATATCCGCGAGCAAATTATCGAATTGAATGAATTAGTATTTGAATATTGTGTTCCTCGTGTTCATGGCGAAGCGGAGGGATATATTCAGTATAAGCGTGATGTCAGCAACATGTATACGCCGATGGCTCATCCAAACTTCTCGGATTACAAGCATAAGACGCTAGAGTTGAAGCCGTGGTTCTAGATCATAGATCGATAAAACGGTTCGTAAATAAATGTACTATTATGTTTTATTGTTCAGCAAATATTTGTATACTGTGTTTATTGAATTTTGTGTTTTTGAAAGTGACGGGTATGAATAACCTTTACAACATCTATGAAATGTCATATTATTTGATTTGTGTATTGTTATACAGGTTGTTCCTTTGTCTCGATTATCTAATGTAGATTTCAACAGTTTGGTTATTTCTGCCGTATTTACACACTGATTATGATTCGCATCACGAATGTTATGTATCATAATCTGACCACGCGAAACATACTTTAAAAAATGACCAATATGTTGCGGACAAATCGTATCTTTTACTCCAAAACAAACAGTCGTTGGTATCTTTTTACATAATTCTATAAGTAACGGAAATGTTGGTGTATTCCAATACGAATAACGCGGTGTAAATGTAATGACTCTTTGTAATACTTGATGCCCATTATTACGTTGATTTGAATAAAAAGATAGCCAAAAATTACTTAGATTTGAATTATCGTTAAATATCAATTTCATAATACGAATCATACCATTACGCGATATGAGTGGAAGGTTAAATATAGTTGTGGGTAATCCGAGTTTAAAAAATATAGCCCAATAATATCCCCATACGCCGAGGGTGGGAAGAATACCGGCTGGTGCGATTAGAAATAAATTTTTGATTGCGTATTTGGAAGCAATATGAATAGATAGAAATCCGCCAAGTGAATAACCAACAAGAGTTGTCTTGTGAAGAATCTCCATTTTTTGTAGTGTTTGCCCAATAACATTCGCATAATGAATAAACAAGTCTTCATTTGTGGGAGATGTGTCAATACCAATATCACCACTTATACCAAAAGATGGTAAATCAATGGCAACACATTTGATGTGAGGTGGAAGTTTGTTCATTAGATCGAAAAATATTAGTGACGAACTTGCGGTTCCGTGAATAAATACAAATACATCATCTTCATCAGAAATAACACCGGTTGGATCTTTTATTACGCTGTGTATCATGATACCCGATATATCTATAACTTCTTCACGGAAGTTATATTGTTTAACTAGACTTGTCATACTTGTCGATAACGATAATAATGACGAACTTTTATTATAAAGTATTTCTGCTGTCCATGAACATATCACTAGTATTATATACAGAAACAACGGAAGTAAAAAAAATAATAATAAAATAATCATTTACGATAACACGATTATTTTATTATTTATATTATTTTATTATGTATAAAACGCAGTATACCTTTTCGATTCGATTCTATTTACACCTTCTTCACAACCATCTTTTTCTTTGCTGGTGCAGCAGCAGCACCGCCTCCGCCTCCTGCCGCTCCTCCGGTTGGCTTGCTTGACGTCGCCGCCTCTCCTGCCACCATCCACTTTCGGTATTCCTGTTCCAACTCATCCAAGTCCTTGGTCCATAATGCTTCAATCGACGTATCTGCGAGTCCTTGATGTTGCGCCCGTTTTGCGTCGCGCTCTGCGAG